TGTAAAGCTCTAGCTCCTTCTCCAATAATAGCCATACCCGTTCTAACCCCGCCTGAAATCAACCCAGCTTTTGCTCCTTCTTTAAAACTACCAGTTTGAGCTGAAACCACTCCCGCAGTGGGCACAGCATTTATTACAGCTTTTGATACGATTCGTTTAGTTGCTTGTGCAAGACCACTTCCTTTAAATAGAATGTTAGCCACTTTTTCAGCTTTTGCAATTTTAGCAGCAGGGGCAAACAATTCGGCAATTTTTTCTACCCCAAAACCAACTTTCTGAGCTGTTCCTTCAGGGTCGAGAGTTTCCTTACTTAATAATTTTTTGGTAAATTCTCCACTGCCTGTACCATATTCAGCAGGAAATTCTAGTGATTTTGGTAATACTGCATTTGCTATGTTTGTTCCTAATTGTCCAATTCCTTTAATTGTTGATAGACCACCCTTTGCAAATCCCTCAGAAAAATTCCCAAGTGGTTGAACAATATTCTTCTGATACCCAGATACTTTTGGTGCAGGTGGATTAAAGATTCCATTCTTTGTTTTATTTTGTAATGTATTTTGGAAAATTCCCATATAATTTATTTTATTAGTAATATTACTCCATCTCTTTCTGCTTCTTGTAATATATCGTCCATGTACTGACCGAGAGTTGACCAAATAGCTCTTGGTAAGTAGGCTGTCTTATTATCAGGGGAAAAAGTTAGATTACTTTGAACCTTTTGCCCTATATCAGAAGGTAAGCCAGAAGATTTTTGATTTGTATTTCCTAAAGAGTAATCAGTTATCTTCCTTGGTTGTCCTGCATAAGCATCTTGTATTTGTCTTTGGTATTCAGACTGTAAACTTTTATACTGATTAGTAATTGTATTTATTTTTGGTTGTAAAGCGTTTAGCATCTTTTGTTTAGCGTCAGCAGTCAAGAAGTTTGTATTACTGAATATTCTTTTAGCAGAAAAGCCGAAATTATCAGCCCAAGTTTGAGCATATTTTTGAATAGTATTGTATTCCCCTTCCCGAACAACAGAATTAGGGTCCATTATCTTTGCAAAAGCGTAGATAAACGCAATATCATCTGCTGGGCTTTTTGTGTTTACACCAATAGAACTTATAGTTTGGAATCCTTCTTGAACGGTATTATATCCTTTGACAATCGGTTCATTATCAAATGCTCCAGCAATAGAATTAACTGTAGAATTTATTTGAGCAGGGGTTAATCCGTTTTTTTCGTCAGGAGAAGCTACATTATTTAATTTTCTAGTGTATAAACTACCATCTGCTTTTTTAACTACTTCATAATAATTTCCACTACTATCTACTCCTTTTTGTTGGATAGTTTCATTTGGCTTCATTGCAGACAATGAAGCCAATGTAACTCCTACTGGATAGCCCGCCTGAGTTTCATATTCTTCCAATTTTAATTTTTGTAGACCCGTTAAGTTATTTACATCTAAAGTTCCCGCTTCTATTTGAGTTTGGTATGATTTTGAAAGCACATCCAAGGTAGCTTTGGCATTGGTTTTTAGTTCGTCATCTTCTTTGTTTATAATTCCGTAAAGTTGGATAGCTTGTGAGAAGTTAGTATTATATTGGTCTACCGCAGAAGCATAATCAAGTTGTTGATTTTTCATCAATTCACTAATTACAGAATTTTTTGACTGTAATTTTGTTTCTAAAACGAATTCCTTGCGAGCTAACGTGTCTGCTTGAAATTGAAGTTCTCTTGATTTTTCACTCAACCCCCCTTCATAACCTGCTTGGCTTATTTCCCTACCAGATTGAACTTTATATTTTCTAAACTCATCTTCTAATGCCATTTTTGCGCCCTGAATATCTGCCAATTCAGACTCAATAGCAGTTTTATCATTTCTTGCCAAAGCTAATTGTTTTTCACTTTCTGAGGTAAATGTATCGAGAGGTTTTGGAGTGGCATCAGTTATGGCTTTTTGAATCTCCGCCAATTTTGCTTCTGTTCTCGCTTGACCTGAAGTTTGAACCGCAGGTGAAGTGCCTCCTTGTGGTGCTGTGGGGCTTGTAGGAGCGTTTACTTCTTTTGCCCCGATAGATTTTCCATAATCAGTTAGAAATCCAGTATTAGCATCATAAGTAGGGGTATTTTGTGGAGTATTAGTTGCCCCATATTTTGCTCTAGCAGCCAAAGTTAAAGGACCAAGCAAGCCATCTTCTTTTAGTCCTGCGCCTTTAGTGTTTAGAGCCTTTTGTTCGTCAAGCACTGCTTGAGAAAAAACTAAAGGTTGTTTGCCTTGATTTTGAATAGCTCCTACCAACGCTTCAGGGCTTTTGCCTTGACTGGAAGTGATAGGTTGTCCTGGTTGAGCTGTATTTAGAGTTCCACCTGCTGGATTGCCTGGAAAAGCCCCAGCTAAAATTAAATCAGGGTTAATTCCTTTAATAGGAGCTATCGCATTTCCACTCGGCTGTCCTAAATTTCCAGTATCCAGCCTTGAGAGAAACTCACTATAACTTCCTGTTCCGTGAGCAGAGGGTTCAATCCATTTACCACCTTCTCCGATAGTTTGTTGAAAATATTGTATTCCTGTAAGAGAAGGGTCTACCCTGCCTTGCCTTGAAAAACCTTCATATTTAGCCATTTCTGCCTGCAAGGCTTCTGCGGTAGGAGCAAAAATCTGTAAAACATCCTCACCTTGTGAGCCAGATTTTGAAAGTTTTAATTTGTCTGGGGTTGTTAAATAATTAGCCATTTGATTTTTCTACATCGGATGAATAATTGCCTGCTTCATCTTTGTAGACGGTTATTACTAATTTGTCTTTTCCTACATTTATTGTAAAATCTAAAATTTTTTCTTTCATTTTAATATATTCATTATAACACTTTTTAACTCTAAATCTCCGCCTCCCACATTATATACATAGTTACTGCTGGCGTTGAGCCTGTTCTTACCCAACCAAGAGAAATGTTTGTTGCATCTACTGTTACTGTTGCTCTTTGGTGTGCTGTATCTGTGAAGTACATAGCTGACACATAAGTTGAATCACCACTTGCAAATGCTGCTGAACTATCTCTACCCCATGAAACATTACTTATAGTTGTGCCATTATAAGTTCCATCAGAACCCACTATATAAGGAATACTGCCATTCTGAATACTTCTTACTGTAATTCTTATTTTCTTGGGTGTCACACCCAAGCCATGAGCGATGTCTTGTGTACTAGAAGCGTGGTCAGCTGTGTAAGTAGTACTACCATTTTTAAAAACAGAAGTTATAGCAGTTATTTGTGTCTGTGCTGAAGAAGTTAGTCCTTTCACATAACTTAATTCTGTAAGACTTGGATACGTAGCAACCGCTAATGTTCCTAGGGTTCCAGTAGCCGTCCAATAAGTTATTTCGTTTGCAGTACCAGTTCCTAAGAGTAATGAAGACCATGTCGGAGTCGCTGCAGTACAAATTTTTAAAGTTGCGTTAACAACACATATTTCTCCGACTGTCCCAGCTGAAGGGTCAGCAGACCGATTCGGAAAAGCAATATCCCCATGAGTACCGTTATTTGCTGTAGAACGGTCAATAACTATATGAGCTAAAGCTCGTGAAGCATTATTGCCGAAAACATACAACCCTCCTCCTGTTCCTGCATTCCTGAAATCTCCAGCATAAACAGAATTGGTAGATAAAGTAACATTTACTCCTAATCCATTGCCAGTTCCCGCTTGCTCGATTGAAACAGTATCAGCTGCTGATGCAACATTATAATTTTTAAAGAAAGCAGCCGCTTTTCCAGTACCCCGATTAACAATAATCATTGTCTCTTTAGTTAAAGCCCCAGTGCTACTATTATCTGCATACATTAATGTTTGATCAGTCCCACTTATTAAAGCTAAACCGTTTACAGATTCTGATACATTGGAATTAAGCCATCCAACAGCTACATCAGAGCTGTTATAAAGAGTTATTCCTGTTGAATCTATTAAAACTCTGCGTCCACTTGCGGAAGTCTGAATAGTCGCTCCGGTAACTGTGCCTGCCGTGATAGTTCCTAAATCTGCCGTGATTGCCGAGAGTTGCGAGACAGAAAGTTTACCTGCAGTGATAGTAGAGGCGGCAATATTGCCTGCCACGATAGATAATGCTCCAATATTAGCTCCATCAATAAGCGGTGTGCCTGCTCCGTAAGGGATAAACATAGCGGTTACAGTATTGTTTTGTGCCATTCCCAAGAGACTTTTATTTGCTCCCATAGCAGTGGAGTATGTAGTAGTTGTCTGAAGAACTGTGGAAGAAACTCCAGTATCCAGGTAGATATAGGTGAGAGCTAACATGTTACCTGTATTGCCAGCGTCTATGGTGAATGTCCTGCCATTAGAGTAAACTATTGTGCCAGAAGTCCAAGCAATAGTATCAGCATCAGTTACAGAGAAAGTTAGGTTGTGTGTTTTTTCTAAAAGAGAGATGTCTGTGGCAGTACTATTTACGATGCCTGATAATGCACCACCTGTCATTGTAAAGTTAGAAGCAGTTATAGCTCCTGCTTCTGTTACTCTAAATGGAGCTGTGGCACGATTAGCATAAGTGTCTCCAGCCCAAAAACGAATATCATCACTACCTGTTACAGTAGAAGCCAAACCAAAAGAATTAGCCACATCACGGATATAGTCAGAACCTATGTCAAAACCACCAATAGCGCCTGAAGTCGCAGTAATTGAACCTGTAATTGTTGCATTTGTAGCAATTAAAGCTCCCGCGTTAGAAACACTGAATGGCGCTCCTGCAAAAGTTGCAGAACCAGACCAAAGATTTCCGTCTATATCCACATGAAAAGAAGTTGCATCAGAACCTCCTATATCTATTGTGCTTGCAGATAACGCACCTCTAAAAGTTCCAGCGTTAAATTCGGCATTTCCTAATTCATCTATCATCCATCCAGATTCTCCACTTTTGAAATTAGAAGAGACAAATTCACCTCTAGTAAAGAGGGTTTGCCCCGCGCGCTCGAAGAATGGGCTTTTTGGCTCTTGTTGCATTCCTTCAAATTTTGCGCCGAAATTGAAATCGTCTGTCATAAAATTTAACTATCTGTTTGGTTAATATCTTCATCATTGAACCCGAAATTGTAATAAGAATTAGTCAAAATTCTTGATTGACTTGGATTCTTCATTAAATACGATTGCTTTAATCTATCGTATTCTCCCCGAAAATAATCGACATCTTCTTTATCTCGCAGATTTTGTGAAGCTAACTCTGCCGCTTTTGCCATAATTACTTCAAATTCATCGTTTTGCACTGAGAGAGTGTGCGAATCGTGAGTAGCGTTCTCGGACAAAGCTAGGGTGGTATCTTGCCAAACATAGCGGGAGTAGTATGAAAGGTTATAGTATTTACCCCTTTTAAGTGTGAGGTTATCAAAGCCCCAATCGGTGTCGTTTAAATGAAGCAAGGCGGTAGTAGTGGTATCTCGAGACCAGAATAAGGCGACGTAATCTATCGCTGTGTCTGCTGGTGTCCCAGTAGTAGTTTTATTTCCAAAGTCAAACCTAACTTTATTCCAGCCTGCTACAAAAGCCGAGCAGTCATTTTGATTAGAGTCGCTTATTTGGTAGTAATTGTCTGAATCTGAACCTATCCTTAAGGTAAGTTGATGTATCCCTGTATCTGCCGTGGTGAGTTTGGCGTCCACAAAAGCCGAACCCCTTGCTAGGAAGCCCGAAATATCAAAAGCAGTTATCCCTGTGTTTTGCACACCCACAGTTGAGTCGGTAGAGTCAGTTGTGTCTGTTTGAAATCTTATTGACCCTGCTCCCTCTATGTAATCGTCATTATCCACTTTCACATCCGAATCATTTACTCCGTCCGTGTCAAAAGTATTCCAAAGAGTGTCTTCAAAATTAGATACTTGAGTTGTTATATCTTCCACATCTGCGGAAACGCGGAGGGTTCGGTTTAAGTCATCATTTAATATAGTAAAGATACCTTTTTCGCTTCTTTTCCTACGGTCAAATTCTTCAGGTGAAACCAAGTCATAGGTTTCATATTCGCTTCTTGAATCAGTGTTTTGAGGTCGTAAGTCAATTATATTATCAGCTTTTACATCTACAGGCAGAGCATAGTCCCATTGATTATCCATTAAGTTTGGAGTTAAAGCTGATTCTCGGATATTACCCCGAAACTCTATATCAGAGAGAGCTATACGCACAGCCGAATTGACCAAGTCTCTTTCAGAATTAGTGTCGCTACCAGAATTAATGTTATCAATTCTGCCATGAATTTTAGTGTTGAGTATTCTTCTTAAAAGTGAATATGAGTATGTGCCTGCGGTAGCCATTTTATTTTTCCATTTTTTTTAATAATTTAACACTTTTCCATCCATAAGTTTTTGTTTTCTTATGGCAAGATATACAAAGTGTGCGACCATTTGAAATATCCCATAAATCAACACAAATAAATGCTTTTTCCACAGTATCAATTTCGTGTTTTGTAAGTATCATACTAAATGCTTCTATGTGGTCTGCATTTATTTCCAGTCCTCGCTTTCCACAATTTTGACAAGTATAATTGTCCCTCTTAAAAACTTTATTTCGCCAAGTTTTGTATTCTAGTGATTTTCTTACCTGCTCATTTATTGATGTAATACCATTTTTCCAATTATGATTATATTCTTTTGACATTTCTGGTCGTTTCTTTCCTAACCAATATCTATTAGGTTGTTTTTTAAAACATTTTCTCGAACAAAAAGTAATTCCATTTTTAAATTTTAACCTACTTATAGGTAGTAAAAAGTTTTTATTACATTCTTTACATTTTAAAACAACTCTTTTCCTGCTAGCAATTCCTTTACATTTCATAGAACAAAACTCTGCTGTATTTTTTCTTTGTCCGTAAGCAATAAATGTTTTATTACAAATTTTACAATTTAAAATTGCGTGATTCTCAATGCTTTTACCAAAACACTTTTTAGAGCAAAATTTAGTTTTAGACCAATTATTTTTAGATAAATAGAGTGGTTTTAAAAACTCCTTATTGCATTGTAAACATTTCTTAATCATCTTTATATTATAGCATTTTTATGCTCCTTTTAATGAATTTTGTAATTGCCGACCCATCGCTTTTTCAGGATTTGGTAAGTTCTTTTTTGGAGAAGGTGGATTGCCCGCACCTCGTCCTTGTGCTTCCATCATTTGTGCTTGCTGTGCTTCCATCTGCATTTGCTCTTGGCTCTTGAAAAGTTTGCTTGGGTCTTTTTGCCAAGTTACAGCAAAGTCCTCGCCGAGATACTGAAGGTTAAGCATCGGTCCGAACATTTGTGCATCTGCCAAGAAAGCACGCGACATTAGTTTCTGCGTTTCACTCGTTCTCTTTTCTCTAGGGACTATGACTATTTGCCAACAGAGTTTTGAACTCTTTACTTCTTCAGGGTTGATAAAAAGTAAGCGAACAGGCGAACCTTGCTCTTTAGAGTAAATATCTTCCGCTTGCATAATAGCGTTAGAGTCAGTTGGCACATTGTCTGTTGGTATAACCATTCTAGTTCCCATTCCTTCGCCTTCTACTTGTCGTGGGACGCTCACTTGACGATATTTATTCTTTATTTCGCCTCGCATTTCGTCCACTACTTTGTCCTGTGGATTAAACCAATTCACTAAAAGATTCTGCAAGCGCAACCATTCCAGTTTCCATTCCATCATAGAAACTGAAAAGATAGTTAGCCCGAGCATTACTTTTGCTTGTCGTTGCATTTCAACAATTTCAGTTGCAAGAATATTTTTCTTCGCTTCTTGCCCAGAAAAAGTTGGAGAAGTAGTCTCAGAATTTATACTTTCCTGTAAAGTATTTATCATCGCCAATTCAGAAGTAGATACTCCGTCCGCTTCGCCCTCTATCGGAGGCAGAGTGTTTGGTACTAGCCCGTGATTTATCTTGCCCGGCATAAAGACACGAGAGGACACAATACGCCCTGAAATGTTGTAGCGAGGTGGCATAAAGGACTTCTGGGTCTTTAAGACTGCTAGTTTCATCATTTCGTCTAATATCGCTACTTTGTTCCTTATTCTGAATACTAGAGACTTTCCATAGGCGAATTTAGCGTTGATAGGTTCTAGGTTCTGTTGAGCTAGATTATATTCCTCGTAGCCCCAAGGCAAAGGAAGTCCAGTAGGAGTCATCAACACTCCATTAAGTAAAATAGCAAATTCATTATTCCATTTGTCTTGATACCTGATTATCTCCACTCGGTCTTTTTCTATTTCTAGTAGTCTCCAGTTAGAGAGAGTAGCGGTAGAAGTTTCGTCTAGGGGAGCAAAGTCTTTAGGCACATTCTTCCATCTATCCCATTCGCCGAAGATTAACTCGGCTTCGTGCCAAGGCATAGCATCTACTGTAAAAATGAAAGGTTGGTCGGTTAAGTTGTATTTAGTGATGTC